CGCCTAGCTGCGGCTTATCCTCTATCCATCGGCCAAGCTCTTTCATCTTATGAGCGCCAGCAGCCGTTGAGACCATCGATGTGATCTTGACCTTAGCTTGATCAAAGCACCAATTCACAAATGATCCGCACCACGGTAAACCGTCGGCCTTTGTAAATTTGCCGTACTTTGTCAGATTGTCGCCTTCTTCAATCGTGCCAACTTCAACTAAAGCGACTTCGATGATCCGAGCGGCAGTGCCGTCTGGATATTTACTCATCGCTCGAAACTATTGGTGTGGATTGTTCCGCTTCTCGGCGGTCGTATTCTGCTTTGGGCATTGAGGTAAATTCATCATTACCTCGGTCAATTATAATGTGTTCTGTAATTGAACCATCAATGTTTGTAACTTCTACGATTTCTGTTTTCATTATAACTCCGCACTAAATCCAAGGTATGAAGATGTACTGTTGTTGCTAAATAAATGTACAGGTCGGTATTGCGTTAAACCTGAAGCCACATTTGTAGTTAAAGATACTTCATTGACTGAACCATAAGCAAAAGTGGCGCTTGTAACCGCAACGATTGAACCGCCACCTTCTGCAACTCCCAATGTAGAGTATTCTATTGCACTTGGCGCTGTTCGCATTTGCACAGGCAAAGGAATTTGGGTATTGCTTGCTGTTGTTGAAGTGTTGATGCCAGTTCCAAAAATATTATACGCATTAATGGTATTGAATCGAACATAATAACGCTGGCAAGCGGCTAATTCTCCTTGGATGTTTCCACCTGCGCGTTCAAATTCTGTTGCGACTGAACCCAATTCAAGTTGGATTTTGCCGTAGTAAAGGCTTACCGCCGAAGCGACTGAACCAGTATCAAATAACACCATTAGCGATTTAGTTGTTGAAGGTACAGCAAAAACAGATGATGACTTTGTATAACTTCCACTCACCGCGCTAACGCTTCCACCTGTTGTTGCGGTGATTTCTGTCCAAGAACCACCAGGAGCGACATCAACCGAAGTTGAATAGAATAATTTTGTCTGAATTGTTGTAGTTGTTGAGGCTTGGTATTCACCTGACAAAACTACTGTTTTTCCAGCAAATTGAATTGCGTTCATAGTTTCGATTGCCTGACGGAATTGAACCGTTGTTGTGCCACTTGTCAAAGCCTTTAGCGCATAACGGACTCCTGTTGGTACAGTCGTTGTTTCCTGCGAAAATGTTGTGCTTGCTGCGTTCATCCACCAGCGGTCTGCCGTTGTGTATGCGCCTTGTGTTGCGCTTGATGTGCCACGTTGCCAAATGTCAAAACCACCATTTATCAAAATGTTCTTTCCAGCAGCCTGTGAACCTTGATAGCGCAAGCCTGTTGAAGTGGAACTATCTGCTACGAGCGTTTCGCCGTTGTTGCCTACTGCTAGGCGAGCATCGACTGTTGTAAAAGTAAAAAGATCGCCCTTAGTTGTCAGTGGTGTCTGATCCGTAGGAGTGACCCAGGTAAAGTCCATATTGGTATTTGATGTCTTTGATAACACTTGACCAGTTGTGCCACCTAGAAGCTCAGACATCGATGTGTCTACGGCTTGGCCAAATGTGTTGAAATCAGCTGGAAGATTTGTGACGAGCGAACTGCTCGTCGGCATGACCCAGCCGAAGTTTGTAGTTGGATTGGCCATCGTTTCTCCTTAATTGACGACTAATGCGTCTGCATAGTCAAGTGTAGGGCTAAGCGTGTTGAAAGTTTCGGCGACACTTACATCTTGCCATTCCATCGCCTGTAATGAGAATGGCAGTGGCGAGACGATCAAAGTGATCGAGAGTTCATTGAAAGAAGCCTGAAATCGCCAGCCCTCTACAAAGCCCAAGAAGTTTCCGGACTGCATATTGACCGGCAGATTTGAAAGCGAGATTGGCTGACCCATAAACACTTTAATCAAAGCGTCACGATCTGCGTCATCGACTTCCGGATTTGTTAGGGCAAAAGTGATCGACTCCAAGAATGCCTGTGGCTGCGCTCTAAGTGTTAGATAGAAGTCTGCTTGATCTGAGGCATCGGCTGCGTGTTCAAGCGAGGTCGTAATCTGTTGAGCAAGTTTTCCGTAGAGTGCAATAGAGGCAGCGTCGGTAGCCGTCTCGGTTCCAGACTTCCAGACAATAGAGACGTCGTTGCGAATATCTCCGGCCTTAGTCTGGATTCTGATTCCACGGCCGAGAGCTTGATTGGCATCCAGATCGGTATAGCCGTTAGTGGCCAGATAAGTTGATCGATGAGTCGAATCGGCATAGGAAATTTGGCCTTGCGCGTTTTCGTATAAATAGCCAAGTCCAGAGGTTGCAAGATCAGCCACTAGATTCCAAGTTACCGTCTGGCTTGATCCACGAGCTGCAAGCTCGTAATTGCCTGGCCGGTCTATCTCACCGAGGCCGGTATTTTCTGCATCCGCCCAAGTTTGAGTCGCCGGCGTATAAGTTGCCCAAGTAAGAGCTGCTGGAACCTCGCTCCAGTTATTGACCAATAAATCTTCGAGGATTGTATAAATCTGGTCGCCATCAAAATCTTTTGCTAGGACGCCCAGAGTTAAGGCTTTCTGAAGCCTTGAGAGGGCTCCTAGAGCCGTGATGGTGACTTCCTGAGTAATTGCTACCGAGCCAGTCTGTGAGACTGTCACGGCGACGTCCACGATGCTTCCGCCAAAGATTGGCACATAAGCGCCAGAAGTATCCTTGACTTGAATTGAAACGGCGTCATTGATTTCTGCAGTTATAGCCCCAAGATTAAGATTTATTAGATTAAGCGTACAATAGCCGGCTTGCGCCTGTGTGTAGATATTTGATCGCCCTGATGAAATCGAAAGATTGGCTAGTACGACATCGGTGTATTCAATGCCTGCAATTAAGACTTTCCAGTCTGGAGCCCACTGTGTCATTAGGCTATTACCAGATTACCGCCGCCACCAGTGCCGCGATAGTAAGAATCGTTTAGAGTATCTACGATTGTGCGTGCAGTGCCTTCCTTATCGAAGGCGCCATTGACCGTTAGATTGATGGTCGTTCCCATGCTGGCGGCTTCTGCTTTTCGGAATGATCCGGCATTAAATGAACCAGTGACAACGTTAGCTGCACCAGCGACCGCCGACGATACGCCAGCCGATGCAGTTGTCGTAGATCCTGTTCCAGTTGATGTCGTAGTTGTTGGGACGGTAATAGTTGGAACTGTGACTGATGGAGTTGCAGTCTTAGGAATTGTCACGCTTGGGACGCTAATTGATGGAGCCGAAATCTGTGAGACGTTAGGCAAGAACGGAATCGAGTTATAGACACGAATCAAAGCATTAATTCCAGCCACGGCTCCAGAGATCAAAGCGTTTAGGCCAGTGATAACCGCGCCGATTACGTTGATGATTCCGCCGGCGATTTCTCCCACCACTTTGAAGGCTCCGCCTAGAACTGTGACCAGGACTGGAACGACGTACTTCTGGATGAATCCGATGAACTCTGTGAAAGCTTCTTTGTTGTCGTCAATCGCCTTAGTGATTGGCTTGAAAAAGTCCGCGAACTTGCCAAGAGCCGGCACGACTTCATTGACGACGAATTCAACAAGTCGCTGGATAATTGGCAGAAGTTGTGCACCAATTGATTCTTTAGCTTCATCGAATGTAACTTTAAGAATCTCAAGCCGTCCGGCGAACGTTTCTGCGTTAGCTGCTGCTGCTCCACCGAATAGATCTGAAAGCCTTTTCTGCGTATCTTCAAATGACATTGCTTTAAGTTCTGCCGAAGATAATCCGATGCCTAACTTGCCAAGAGCAGCCGTGTTTCCGTCGTAGGCCTTGCCCAGTGCATTGGCTACGCCATCCAAGCCCTTACCAGTAGCTTGAGAGATGTCGAGTGCGAGATTGAGTAGATCTTGAGCCTTTGTGACATCGTTTGTGGAAAGAGACAGTCTCTGCAAGGCCGGACGAAGTTTGTCGTCCGAGACGCCGGTCGCAAGAGATGTCTTGAGAATCTGCTTTTCCACTGACTTGATCATCTCGTCTGTCGCGCCGGTTGCGTTCTTTAGCGCAGTGGCAAGTCGTATCTGCGCAGCTTCATCTTCAATCGCAGCCTTGACTCCATCGACTGCAAGCTTGATGGCATAGGCTCCAGCAGCAGCTCCGGCGGCTGCAAATGCCAGACCTGCCTTCTTGCTGAATTCGCCCATCTTTGATGAAGAATTATCAACGTCTCCATTGGCTTGAGCCAGCGACTTTTTTAGTTGATCTACATCAGCAAGAATCGAGAGCTTGAGTGTTCTTGATTGTGCTGCCATCACCACTCCTTCAATATTCGATCAAAGGCATTTTCCCACTTGGCGATGATGTCTGGCTGTATTTCGCGGAGTGTCGGATAAATAAACCAGCCCTGAGAACCAGCGCCTTTCGGAGATCGGCCTGACCAGATTGGGAATTGCTTGTATTTATTAGATCCGAATTCTGTACCGCCCCAGAGATCTTTTGTAGTTCCACCACCGGAGAACTTTTGACTTACAAAGCCGAAGGATAGTTCGCCAATCTTTGACGACTTAGAAACACGGGAGCCACTGGCAATCCTGTCGGCTGCCTTACCTCTGGAGACGGCCTTCTGCTGGATTTTGCCTTGAGCAAATTCTGCCAAGGCTGACGACTCTCGCTTAGCTGCATCAGTAGCTTCTCCGTCCATCGCCTTAAAAGCCGACGTGATCCGACGAAGGTCTGCCTTGTCGTAGGCAATCTCAACGTTGTCGCTCACTTTGTTTCTCCAGTATCTCGAAAGCCGTATAGATCTGCTCCGCCGTCGTCCATTCGCTCATCGGAATTCCCGTCGCTATTGCAAGCTCGACGAGTATGCGATTTACGCTTCCGGCGGCGTAACTTTTGGGAGCACGTCACCGACTGTCACGTCGGCCACGGTTTCACACCAGATTTCATAGCCCTTGATTGGCTTACCGCCTGCTTCACGCTTCATCGCATTCCACGCAAGGAAGAGAAGATCAGAGATTCCGATCTTCTCCTGCGCTTGCGAGATTGTGCTGCCTGTCTTTTGCTCCCACTTAGCCCACTCTGGCGGCTGAGCCGTGTACGTGCCGAACTCGCCTGATGTGTATTCGATGGTGATTGGTAGTCTCATTTTGTGCTCCCGTTTCTATAGGTTAAATCAGGTAATTGTGAGAACTGGTGTTGATGCGCAGAGCATTGACCATGAGTCAGTCTGTGCATCTGGAGCAGTGCCGCCAGCAGTTGGAGCCACTGGAAATGCAGTTCCAGCAAAAGATGCGCCGGTAGCTGATACAAGTGTGAAGGCAAGTGCAGTATTAGGAGCAGAAGTGAACGCAGTCCACATTGCTTCAAAGAGTGATGATGTAGCGCCCCAGTCTGCAAGAAGTTCGATGTTAAGTGTCCACTGATCATCGATGTGTTTGTAGGCCTTGCCGTCTAAAGTTTGATACGTCGTAATGACTGGCGCATTGACCAGTGTGACGGCAGTTGTCTGCGCGTCGTAGTTTACTGTCGCAAGCGTGAACGTTATGTCGCGACCGGTGACGATAGTTGTTGGCATTTGTCTATCTCCTTAGATTGTCTGTTGTGTGTAGTAAGTGCTGACCGCGAGATCCGCCACTAGTAGATTCGATGCGCCCACCGATTGGATTGTCGGACGTTGAACGTCTCCGACTTCGTAACCTGTTGGCATCGCTGCGATGATGCTGATGATTAGCTGTTCAAGATTGTCGAGTGCTCCGGCCGTATTGTTATAGGCAACAGCCGCAGTGACCACAAAGTTAATTTTCACGCGCACCGCAGATTTGCCGATTGTTGTTGTTTCTAAATAGGGCGAATCCGGAACAATTACACAAGCTGGAGGAATTACCGCCTCCGGCGGAGACGAATACACAGAAGCCACGACGCCAGAAAGTGCAGTCGCAAGAGTGCCTCTGACGTTAGTCGCGATAGTTGTTGGTGTAGGCATCACATAGCCATCGTTGACACGTCGATGTAATTACCTAATAAACCAATGACGCGATTCTGTAATGATCGACCCATTCTGTAAGGCGATGGCTGGAAATCCACGCCTTCGATCTGACCACCTGGAGCGACCACGCTCTGGAATATTTCAACGCTGACGATGGTGACCGCCGTCTCGACTGCGTCGGTATTCGCGTAGAGCGTGGCCGCGTCTGCCCCAGATAGGTAAGCAACTCCGCCAGGAATTACTGGACGGAAATCAATGTCAGCATTGGTGAGTGCGCAAGTAAAGTAGAAATATGGAGCCGGATATGCGAAAGGTAAGTAAGGAAATGGATCATAATAATTTGATGTGACTGTCTTTGTTCCGTTAAATGTTGATGGAACGCAGCCTGTAATTACAACACTTTGACCAGCGACAAATGTGTTCGGCTTCTGAGTTATGTAATAGGCGACATTGTTTTGGAGATATACGGCGGCAACTGAGTTTTGATTGGCAGTCAATAGCGGCAAGATTACTTGTTCGGCTGAATCAATAATGCCCTCAAGATAGGCATCAGAATAAAGGGCGACAGAGACGCCAAGAACCGTCCGAAGGCTTGCTACGGTAATGATTGCTGGCATCTCTGTCTCCTTTGTGTGAGCTGCTGGGCTAGATACGGGAGCGCACCTAGCCCATGATTAGTGTGATTAGGTCAGATTGAAACGGCGTAGGCCACCGGCAAAGACGGCTTGAGCTGCAATGTAACCGTAGAGCATGATCTCGATCTCGCCTGTTGTTGGCACGTTTGTCGCCAATGTTAGAGCTGGAGATTCAAAGATTTCGATTGAACGTGGCTCGATGATAAATGCTGATTCATCGATTGATGTATTTACCATATTGGCATCGACATAATAATCAAGGCCAAGAACGTTTCCGCGAATACTTGTTGGATTTGCAGTACCGCCAGCATTCATTGTAGTTGGCTGAGCATTGTAGATTGGACGTCCAGTTGTATCAGTTGCGCCAAGAAGCGTCGCCCAGATGGAAGTTCCTGAAACGAATGATGTCGCAGTGCGCTTTGTTGCACTGTAGACGGCTGGTGATTCTGTTGATACAAATGAAATCAATCCGGCTGAATCGGCAGCCGTTGCAGTTGCCTGAGTTCCTCCGGCAGTGATCTGAGCAATTACATAAGCATCAGTTGCTTGAGCGTAAGCATCGCGAAGATTTGTGAGCATAATTTCATAAAAACTTGGATCTGATCTGTCAAGAAGCTCGACGCTGTAGCGCTGAAATCCGGCCTTCTTGATTACAGTTGCGTTTACATACGCGCTAGTAATCGCTGTAGTTCCTGTTGGATCTCCGCCTTCGGCCACTGTTGCAGCAGTTGAATTCGCAGTAATTTTAGGAATTGACACTGTCATTCCATAGGTACTAAGAGGACGTGTTCCACCGCAAGCGTCAATTACTGGACGCATTGCCGTTGTGTTTGTCGCTACGTCGCGAACATAAGAAACCGGCGAAAATGCTGGATTTGTTGAAAACGAGTCATCGGCTGCCTTGATGTATTGACGAGAATCTTCGTTTCCAAGTGTTGCCTTGATTGAGTGTTCTAAATATGATCCACCAGAAATAATTGGTGAACGTGGTGACGTGAAATAGAGCGGACGAGCTGCCTCGGCCTGTACGACTTTGGAAGCCTCAACCGTTTCGGCTGGTGCTTCTGTGACGGTTGGAGTTGTTTCCACTTCGTTTTCTCCTTCGGTAGTTTGTTCTTCTGTCTCCACATCGGATTCAGAAACTTCTGGCTCACTAGCTGCGACTGCAACCTTCGCGCTTGCGATGGCTGGATCTGTAACAAGTGAGACTTCTTTAAGCGCACTCGCGCTGATAACTAGAACGCCATCGACGTTCTTATACTTCTCGGCTAGAACTCCTACGCTAAATCCATCACGCAATCCGGAACTTGCCTCGACCAGACTGTCGTTGCCGGCAGTCGTGTTGCCGATAGAAAAGGTCGCGTCAATTCCTGAATCGGTGACTTGATACGATTTTAAGAATCCGATTGGAGATTCACGGCGATGCTCAAGTAGCAGTTTCGTTGTATCACTGAAAGTTATAGAGCCAGGCTTGAACATAGTCGAGCCGGCTGATGTTGAGCCTTCTTCGTTCCAAGTGACAATGCGTCCAGAGATTTCGCGCTTTGGAAAGTCCGTGGCAGTGACTTTGATTGAAAAGTCTAGATTCATCGGAGTTGGCTTTGTTTCTTTCATCGGATCATTTCCTCTTCTAGTCGGATTTCATCGGAAGTTAAAGCTCCGATGTCGTAAAGAATCTTGTAAACGTCTGCGCGTTCTTTTGCTGATCCGCGCAAGTAATCATCTAGATCAAATTTAACTTCTTGCGATGCAGGTACGAAGTCGTTAGCCATTCCGGTCATGGATAGACGTTCTTCAATCGCGCACATAATCGGACGAAGTGAGAAGTCAAGCAAAGATTGACGCGCCAAAGTGGCGTTTGAGTAAGTCATACTTGATCCTGATTCAGCATCGACGTAATAGGCCGGAATTCCTGTGACTCTTGCAAGTTCGGTTGATACGTAGGATCTAGCTTGATTCAGTTGTAACTTTTCCGGATCAAATCCTAAAGTCTGTAACTCGACATCAGCATTAAGAAAAGCCGTTGAGCGATTTCTTCTGGATTGTCCCCAAGACTCAAGAAGCTTCGCGATGCGATCTGCTGGGAGTGCAGTTCCGTTAGATTTTAAGACCATTGTTGGAACCGGCTCGCGTGCGTACATAGTCGCAGCGCGTTCTAGTTCTGCACCGGCTTTAATTGTGCGACCGGCACGATTTAGGATGCCCTCATCGACTCCGTAGAAAACTGCAAGACTTCCGACGCCTTCGTAAGGTACGGGTATTTGATCTACGCAGTAATACTCAATCTCTGTTCCTTGCGCATTTGTTTTGATTGTGACGCGTGTTGGATCGATGCGTTCTGCACTTCTGATGCGATACGTGTCTGCATAAATCTCAAGAATACGCATATACCCGTAGCCATACAGGAGTAGATCTTCTGCCAGCCAAGCGTAGGTCGCGAATCCTGGAACGCGTGGATCTGGTTGATTAATTACCTTCGGAGGTGATTCAACGCGAGCACCATCTGCGCGAGTGCGAACTTTAAGAGGAATCGATGCAACGCTTGAAGAAATGATGTTACGCGCTCTGGCACATGTTGGAACTGACATGAACTCAACGCGAGAAGCCGTGATTCCGGCAACGCCGTAAATATTGTATAGAGAGCTGGTGACATTTACCGGAGCAAGAGATGCTTCAATGTCCGAGATTGCAACCGGGGCTGCAGTCGTGACTGTGCGAGAAAATAGACCCATGCGTGAAGTCTAAGCCTCGCGTATACCTCTAGCCGACCAAGATGTCTATCTCCATCTCTGGGCGTGTCGCGAAGTGAACAGCGAGTGCCGAAGCCACAGCTGCACAGACGGCGACCGACGACGCGCGCCTTCCGATGATCCAGCCGCCATCGCCCATTGGCAATCGAACGGCCGATAGTATCTGCTTGGATAACTCCGCCTGTTTTCCGTGGATCAGTCTCTTTGAGGTAATCGCGCCCAGCAATTCATCGCAGCTCTGACCATAAAGTGCGCCGTCGATGTCTATAACCGGAATACCAGCCGGCATCAGTCGAGCAGCTACGGCAGAGCTTGTTCTCTTGCTAAAGGCCACATATTCAAGCGGATACTTTCTGGCGTAAGGTGCAATATCGTTCGCAATGGCCTTATCGTCCAGAGAAATCGGATTGTGCCAAGTGTGGAGTAGCTTGATGTTGAAAGTGTCGTCAGGATTTTTCTGAGCAGCTACAAGTGCTCCATCTCTTCGATCCGGACTTAAATCAAGTCCGAACCACGTCATTTTCTCTACATCGAGTTCAATCTCTTCAGATCCGCACTCTTCCCATTCCTTCACAGGAATCGCACCAGAAATCGTATTGACCCAGCGACATAGGACTTCCGTCTGGACTACATCCGGCGGATCATTTAAAACGGCTCGAATATTGTCCTCGTGAATAGTGTGACCAAGTGCCGGATTACTTGCGACCCAGTTTTTTTCATCTTCGATCTTGTCGGAATAGGCCGACCATTCAAAATAGGCGATGTCATCGTTACCACCGGCAGCTGAAGCCATGCCTCTTTCGCGTAGCTGATTCAAGATTAGGCTGTGTTGATCGCCGGCGTTGGAAAATGTCCAGAGTTGCGGATTCTTTGCCGCCATCATCGTGTAGCGCATAGCAGACCAGGCTTCGGTGTCTTTGAGTTGTCGCGTCTCGTCCATGTAGACAGTTTCCGGCTTGGCAAATCCACGAGCTGCGGCATTGGCTGCCTTAACCACGTACCGAGCGCCGGACATCAGCTCTATTTCTTCTGATCCATGAGCCCAGCGAATCTTCTTGACCTGCTTGGCCAGTGATTCATTGCTCTCGATAATATTTACCACGTGCCGGAAAGTCTCCAGCGATGTTGTGAGCACGTGAGCTGATCCGAGTTGCAGCGATTCTTGCCACAGGAAAAGCCGAGCCAAAATAGACATTTCCATAATCGTCGATTTTCCATTTTGTCTGGCTGCCACGACCACGACAAGAGGCGCGTGCCATCTACCGTCCGGCTTGATTTTAAGCGCGTGCTCAAACACGAACTTCTGCCACGGCATCAATTCAAAGCCGATCGATGAGGCAAAGTCGATGATCTCTAGGCCTTTTGACGGCAGATCGTTGAGCCTAGAGTGAATTCTAGGCGTCCCTGAGCCGATTAGAGCCTTAGATTGGGTACTGATTCCCTCCTGAGACCTAGTCGCCTCGGATACGACCTTCAGCGCCCTTGTTTGACCCTGTCCAGCCTTACTCATGGCTAGTCGATTCGTTTGTCGGTGAAAACAGAAAAG